CGTCCTTATCAATGCGGGGGCGCATTGATAAGGACGACAGCCCCAGGCTCTTTTTCGCACTTTTCCCACAGGTGAAGATTCCCGGCAAATAGACCGGCAATCTTGGCTTCGTCACTTGGGCTCGTATAGTCAGGGATGACCACGCCCCTCTCTTTGAGAACTGCCATGATTAATCCGTAACAATCATAAGTATCTGGCCCGCGACCACCAAATTCAAAAGGGGTGCCAAGGTATTTTTCATAGTTCATTATGCGTATCTGACCCCACCTGTATTCAGGCCGGGAAATCCTCCGAAATTGATTGAATTAGCATGGGCCGCACAACCATTTGAACCCTGTAGCGAGAGATCACAAGAGGTTAGGCCTCCTACATATCCGCACTCAACGCTTTTGTATTGAAAAGAACAACGGTCCCGAAATTGACGTCTACGTGGGAATGGAAGTGCTAGTGCGTTTTCTGCTCCAAGCTCCCATGTAACTTCGTAATTGGCAGCAGAAGTCCCAATGATTTTGAAGTTTTCTACAATTTCGGCAGGCTGATTAAGGTTTCCTGCATTCACAATAATCAGCTTTACGTCTGACCCTACGATGCCACCATAGGCTTGTAATCTTGCTTGAATGGCTTGTGTGTAGTCTAGAACCTTTACAGAAACGGTAGCTTGCTCTCCTGCTGATTCTTTCAGTTCAAGGTCAAATCGTGTAGCTACATAAATTTGACCTTGGAATGTCAAGTCTTCAGTGTTATTGGCTAGGTAGATTGTTTCAATTATCTGTGCCGTCAGTGGGTCTTTTACTGTCACGGCAAGCAGTGACACCCACGCATTTACTGATGAAATGGCATTTTTGTCACGAATCGAAATTACTGAGAGGCTTTTTGGCATTCTTGAATTATAGTCAGTGGTTAGTTATCAAGCCTGTTCAAGTTCAATGTTTGGACAGTCCCACCTGTACGTTGTACCAAATCCTGTATATTTGAACTCTATTGGTTTTGTAAAGCGAACTTGATAATAGACGTTATCAACCTTGTTTTTCCATAGAAAGATTTCTGATCCGCCCCGCTGTGTATCCCAAAATGACTCAAGGGTGGTCCGTTCCGTATTGGTTAAGTCTGTGAAACCTGTTGTCCATGTTCGACGTGGAGTGCGCGTGTGACGAGGGCGAGAGACTACATACCCACCTTCCATTTCCGCCTTTATTGACGGGTCTTCGATCTTAACGCTGAAATATTTAGCATCTTGACGATTTTCTAAAGGCATCGTATCCATTATCGTATAGCTCCCCTCATACCGTCTCTAAAGCTGCCCGGTTGATTTACGGCTGTTAAAACTACATCTAAGATCATCGCCTTGCCATCGAACCTAGTTTGCTGTTGCGCCGTAACGTCCTGACTTGTCTGGTTAATAATATTCACCTGAACATTCGGCGCAGAATTGTTACCCCTCATAGTCACTGGAATACTACGACCGTCAGGTAGTGGCACATACGCTTCTGGATTCGACCCTTCCCCGTACATTGCAAGTTGAGGACGGTTAGCGACACCACCCTTCGCATACTTGCGTAAGGCAAGGGAACCGAACTCGGTCATAATCCCGCCCTTTGCGAAAGATAGAGTGCTTACAAAATCCCCGCCAAAATCAACCCAATCGTTCGCTAGAACGTCCGCAATGTTCCCTGTATCCCCTATGAAGTCAGACCCACCGGAACCCCCAAACAAGCCCCCAAAAAGATCACCGATACCACCTGCCCCACCACCGCCTCCACCTACTTGTGCTACTTTCATCAGTGCTGATGCGGCAGCATTTGCCGCCTGTGTCAGCGTGACCATTGCGCTAGTGGCGGTTTGATCGGCAGTTGTCTTGAAGAACATTTGCTTAATCATGTCAAGGAAGCCCATATTTGCGCCCTTAACGCCCTGCGTAGTCATTTCTGTAAGTCCAACAGCGCCTTGTTTGGCAGCATTAGTCACCGCGCTTAATGCACCTTGTTGGGCCGCTGTATCCCCTACAGACTGAAACACTACCTTCTTAATCCAATCACCGATACCTTCTAGGGAACCCGTAATCATGCCACCGAAGGCTTGCTGAATTTTCAGCTTGTAAATGTCGAGCAGGAAAGTCTCAAGCATCTTCTTCCACTCAACCTTGCCGCCTGCTGTTGCCTTTACAATCGCATCAACGATAGTATTAGCAGACTCAGCCATTCTGGCATCAATCGCATCATTGACGTTCATCCACTCGTCTTTGAGTTTCTGAAGAGGCGTCTTTGCATCTTCATAGAACTTGTTCATGCGAGCGGTACGCCAATCGTAAAACTCATTCCATGCTGCCGTCTCTATGTTTTGTGCATCTACGGAATTCTTAAGCTGTTCTTCAATCTCCTTGCGACGAGCCTCGATTTCGATTTCCGCCTCTTGACGCAAACGCTCACGAGTGTCCTTAATCATGGACAGATTCATGCGCTCTCGATCACTAACAGATTTTCTGTTAATGTCGCCAACTTTTTCCGCTACCTTCTCATTGCGCTTATCCTTGTCAAGTTGGTCCGCAAAAGCAATCTCGGCTTTCAGGTTTGCAATACGCGCTTCTGTTGCCTTCTTTGTCTTCTCATTTACCGTATCTGAGTAAGAGGCCAAACGTGACTCAAGATCGGCAACCATCTTTTCAAGGGTGTAGGAAATCTTACCCTGATCGAGAAGGGTCGCATTTGTGGCACGAATCTTTGTCTCTGCTGCCTTTTCTACCTCTTCTATGTCCTTGATAACATTGACAAATCCCTGACCCTTCTCAATGGCTTCGGCTAACGCTCGGGCTTCCGCCTTCTGTCCCGGTGTTCCCGAAATCTCACCACGGGTAATTTTGTCAAGAATTGCTTGAACTTCCGGTCTTTCGAATCCAGAAATCTCGTTTTTGACCTTCGCTAGTCTATCCCGAAGAGACTCTAGGGCGCGTTCCATCTCGGTTAGAGTCTTGGGCTTATCGCTACCCTTACCCAAAACCTTTTCCCAATCGCCAATCTTACCAACTTCGGTTAAGTCCTTATTTAACGAATCAAGGCGACGGCCATACTCTTCCAGATAGGCTAAACGAGTCTTCTGGTCTTGTGGGGTCTTAGCGTTCTGAAAAGCCTCGGTTTCAGCTAAGATCAGAGCCTTTAACTGCTGACGCTTTGCTTCTACGGCCCAACCGTCTGCCTTCTTGATTTGTTCAGTACGTTTCTTGGCGATATCGTCTGCCTTCATACCAGCGGCTTTGTCTTTCTCAAGTTCCGCTTCGATATTATTACGCCATTGACGGTGAGCAATCATGATGCTTTGCTCGGATTCGTTTAGACCACGCTGAAGCTGTCCAACCGCACGCTCCCTATACGAGCGTTCTAGGTTGTCGCTGTGCTTAAGCTGTAGCTTTCCGACTTCCTCGATTTGCTTGTCGATTTCAGCAAGACGCTCATTCTTTGAGACATTCTTTCCTGCATCGCTTACAAATGTGGCATCTTCCGGGGTCTTTATGATGTTCCAACGCTGATTCTTTAGTCTTTCAAGAAGCTCTAGGTTGTCTTGAAAATCCTTAAGCGTAGAAACTCCACCCTCGGCAGCTTCCCTAGACTTCTCATAGGCTTCAGCGGCAGAATCGCCCCATAGCTGCCATGCAGTGATACCAAGGGTTAATGCCGTGGTGATCCAGCCGATAGGCCCAGTGACCATCCCAAGAGCGACACTTAGACCGCGAGCAGCAACAGCCTTCGCGTTCATTGAGGCGATTGTGTGCCCAATTACAGCAACTTCCTGTTGTAGCAAGGCAACGGTTTGCTTTTGCGTGGCAATCAGCACGGCTGGCTGACTTGTCGCCCGCATCATATTCAGCGCAGCTTGGGCCTGTGTCAGTTTTTGGGTAGCGATTGCTTGCGCGGCTACTTGGGTGTTGATGTTCGCCTGTGCAATGGCATACTTGGCGGCACCTGACGACATTACAGTGGTCATTTGTGTCCAAGATGCTTTAATGGCACCTGCGACTCCAATCAATGCCCCACCGATATTTCTTGCCCAACTGACGATCATATTCGTCCCGAAAATCAGAGCCATACCAGCCCCAACAACTTTCAGAACTTCTCCCCACTCCCTGATCCAGCGAATGACTGACGCTATGCCATTAACGATATCTAAAAGCCACTTGCCCATTGATGCCGCGAATGACTGCATGTCCAGCGTGTCAAACGCATCAACAATCCCGTTTAAGGCGTCCTTTACCTTATTGAAGAAGCCATCATCACCAATAGCTTTCAGAAATAACATCCATTGGGTCTTCAACCTTGCGGCTAAACCGACCCACGTTTGCATCATTTCTGCCGCAGCGCCCTCATGCTGCATCTTCATTTGGAAGAACATACGGTCTAGGGCAGAGCGTGCTTCGACCTCACCTTTGGAAATATGCTTAACCAAAGTGCCCATACTCATTCCCATACCATCGGCCATACGCTGAATGGCATCGGGAACCGCCTCACCTAACTGCTGACGCAATTCTTCCATCGAGATCACGCCCTTACCAACCATTTGCTGAATGGCAATAGCGGCTCTATGAATGTGTTCGGAGCTACCACCGAACTTGGCGATACTATCTACTAGGGTTTGAAGCTTCTGTGGGGAATCAGACAATCCAACGGTGCGAAACTTTACGAAGGCATCTGTTAGCGCCTTGACTTCGAAGGGTGCATTCTTTGCTAGGTTGAAAACGAAATTGACAGAACTTAATGCTTCGGCTTTACGTGCCGCTTGGTCTGTTTGGGTACTTAGACCTTCCATTAGTTTCGTCAGTCGTTCGATTTCAGCAGACGACTCAACAACTGCGCGTGGTAGCGCAAGAAAAATTTGGTTGATGTCTAGCAAGGCAAAGCGAACGCTCGCCACCATAATCATGAAATGCCTGAATTTGGTGGCAAGCGAATTGAAGTGATTCTCTAATAGCGCGCTGGAACGAGCGGTCGTATCAAGTGTAGTCTTGAATTTCCTCAGCAGGTCTTCGCCTTGCTTAAGTTTCAACGTCATATCCTTACCATCTAAGGTAAGGTTGATTACGATGTCGCCAGCAACAGCCATTTGATACCCCGCTAACTCATTGACTTAAGCAGATTGAGCCCATCAACGTCGAGCCTTGCGCTCAGAGGGTTTTCTCGGATCACTTCACCCATTTCAGCGCGAAGTGCTTTTTCAAAATCTGATGGGTCTTCGCCATTTGCTTGATTGAGAACCTGCAAACGACGTAAATCCTCTTCGGCCCTAACCCTGTTCATATTGGCGTTCATTATCCAGAATATGCGTATGGGGAGATTCATCGTCTCCCCATATGTCATACTGTAGAAGTGACTGACTCGGCAGATTAGGAAACCGAGATCAATCTCTTCTTCGCCACTTAGTTTTTTGAGTCTTCTTGTTCTGGCTTGAGCTTGTCGTCAAATTCTCCACGAATGAACTTGGTCAGTGCGCCCATTTGTTCAATCGTCAAACCACGGAGAACCTCTTTCGGGCAACCCGGTAGCGCGGCAGAAACAGTCTCAATAGTGGCTTCGAAATTTTCTAAGAAACCAGCCTTCTTGGTTTCTAGTTCTTCGGCACGCTTTGTGATTTCAATGAAATCCTGAACCGTCATATCCTTCACCTGATAATCCTGTTTGTTCAGGGTAACGGTACGCTTAGGTGCGGCAAGTGAATCAAGGTTTAGAATTTTGCTCATAACTTCTCCGATTAAAGACGGGGTGGAATAATTCCACCCCTATCTGGTTAGTTTTAGCTCAGGTACGCAAAGCTACAGGTTCCAGTCACCGGAGCCGCCAGCGAAACCGCCCCAGTTCCCGCAACTGCCGCTTCATAGGTCAAATGAACAGAAGCCGTCGTTGCCGAAATATACTTCAGGTAATACTTCTTTCGCATCGTCAGGTTCGATGGACTCAGACCCGGATTACCAGCGGTACTCTTGAACACAACCATACGGCCAGTGTCAGTCGTCACTAGACCAGTAGTCGTGAAGACTGATGCTGGAGTAGTGAAAGTCTTGGTGTAGCCGACCGCATCAGTGAACGGATCACCGGCAGAGAACAATTTGCCATTCTGCGGATCAGCAAAACCAGTGAATTCGGCATTGAAGATACGCTCTTCGTCCAGCTTGTAGGCATAAGTAAGCGCACCCGGAGTGTTCGCATACAGAATCGTAAAGTCGTCCGAGTAATCAGTGTCCAGCGTGTCGGTCGTCTTGATCGGATGCAGAGTCAGCAGCTTAGACGAAGCCAATAGATCGGCACCAACACCAGCGCCAACATCAGTACGGAAAGTAGCAGTACCTAGAAGCGATGAACCCGGAAACAGCGCCGCCATATTAGCCAGAGTCGTGTCAGCCAGAGGAACCTTCACATTCAGTGAGCGGCCCATCACATACTCATTAATGGCAGTCTTCCCAAATTGGTCAATTTCGACCTTGTGGGTTTCGGTGCTAACTGAGACTTCCACACCACCCTTTGTATAACCAAGGTCAGTGCCGTCAAAGAACACCTTGCAGACGCCAAGTTTTACGTTTTTCGTATCACTTGCCATTTCTTTTGCTCCTTTTCAAACCTTCAAAATTGACCGAATTCATTACTGACTTATCTTACACGATTACATAGGCCAAGTCAATATTTGTAATGAATTCAAAGAGATTGCCAACAGACAGTGGATAGACGAATGGTTCGTGTCGGGGTCTGGCGAATTTTACCTGCATGTTTGTACCCCACATTGTCTCTCCTGTTACCGAAAGTGCGTTCGTAGCTTTCTCGATTAAAGCAAGTCCAGAACTGTATTCCCTAGACCTTACAATTAACCCGAAACTTGTGTTACGAAATCCTGGCAATTCATGGTCAATCATGAAACCGCCAAATGGCTGACGTAACAGAATCCCCTCCACAACCTCAGAAGGAATCATATTTACGAAGATGTTTTCTCCCCGAATTCCACAATCCGCATCTTCCAGAATCAGGGCGATTGTCTCTAAGCTCATGTCAGACTATCCCTAACTGCCCCCAACATTTTTTGAAAAATGATTTCTTGTCTTTCCTCAACAGCGCGATCCATATATTTGCCGCCGACCTTATGCGTCTCTGCATTCTTTTCCTGGGAGTGCTTGCCTAGATTAAACACAGGAATACCATAAGGGTAAAGCAATTCGTGCATGTACATCGCATATACATCTACTGATCTGCCATGCTCATCCCGAGTACGGGGATCAATAAATATATTTGCCTCTAACCTGTTTCTTTCACCCTTTTCAAACTCAACCGCAACCGATGATTCCAACGTACCTTGGTCAATAGGCATCATATCCATGACCAAACGCTGAACATTCGCCGCTTCTCTACGCAGGGTTCTAGCTGCATTGTGCATTGCCTTATCTGCTTCGTTTTTGATACGAGCAGAAAGAACAGACGGGTCCATTTTGATTGTCATTCCCATAGTTCGCCTTCAACTTGGTAGTGATCTAGGGTGCCATTTACATTGACGCGCGGGAAGACTGATTTGACGCGAATGGAGACTCCCGCAACAGTCAATTTGTCGTCAATCTTCACCTTCGTTGTCTTAGTAAGAAGGATGACACAATCAACCCGAAACTCATCACCGTGTCCGCGAGACGCAGAGCTATCGGCCCTAACCGTTGTATGAAAACTTTCCTTAACCAGCTTAACAATCGCGCACCTTTCAGTGTGCGAGGCACCTACGACCTCTTGACCGTATATGTCCCGAGTGCCTTTACTCGTTATTGTGCAAGTCAGGTTAGGTAGAAACATTACACTTTCTCAATTACGTTACGGGTGTTTGGATGAAATAGCTGTTCATACACAGTATTAATGGATGGTAATCCCGCTGAATCGTTTCCAATTGCGAAGATGGTTTCTTTTTTGTTACCGTCAGCATCCATACCTACTGCCTTCGCTACACTAATCCCCTGCATAGCAAATCCGTAAAGGGTCGTCTGAACATAGACCTCAACAAGAAACTCACGCATTTGAATTTTGCCAAAATAGGAGCTTCCCCAATTACGGTTCGCATTGTCCTTTTGCTGAAGCACTAGACGTTGCATGCTTTGGCGACGAATCTGCATAATAGCGCCAATTTCTGACATTCCCTTGCTTTGCAGCATTTGCGCGGACAGCATCATAAACCTAGCTTGAGTCGCTAGTGACTTATGATCCCTTAGCGCGGACTGCTTTAGAGCCCCCACAACGAGTTCCGATTGCGACTCTAACCATTGGGTCAGCATCTTGTCCCTCGGAATCTCTGTAGGGCTTTCTAGGGCGTCTAGCGACGATTTTAAGACCTCATTCCCAAAGTAATGAACAGACGCGTTCAGGTCAATCGCAACACTGTTGTAGGCGTCTTTAGCACCTTTGGATACATCCTTGTGCATCCCAAGCAATGTTGGCGAGCCAACTTCTAATGCCGTTGCAAGTATCCCGATCAGCGAAGTATTATAAGAGGAAATACGCCTTGCAATCGCGTCCGAACCTTGGTCAATAATGTCGTAAATTAGCATCTTCCGATTCTGACTTCGTAATTGATATATTTCGAAAGCGCCTCTAGTGCTGCCTTACAAACTGGCTTCTTGAGTGGCTTACCGGGGCGAAACATTTGACTTGACTCTCCAATTGTTTCACTCATCAGGCCGCTTACACGCTTATCTTCTACTGGGCTACCACCTAGAAGATGGTTTGCCTGTAAGACTTGAGCCCGACCTAAAGCAGACTTGAACTCAGAAGGAAGGGCAGCATATTCTGTACTTGTCAGCATCAGAATATCATTTACGCCATGTAACGGCTCTGTACTCTGACTATCAAAGTCATACCTGTACCGAAGTCTTCCTAAATCTAACCTTGCTTGAACAAGTGCAGCAGTTTTGGCTTCCTTCGTAGCTACGTCCCATCCAGTCATACTTACCATTTGGCTAGCGTTTAAGATCGCCTGACCATAGGTAACAAACGACGTGCTTGGAACAATTAACTGGTCCGATTTTTCGACCAAATAGTTGTCGACAAGCAGAACTTCGCCTGAAGTAAGTGTTAGGTAAAACTCAACAGTTCGAACGGCACGAGTAACAGTAATATTGTTATGTTGTGCCGCAATTGT